AGAAGATGCACTTACCTTATAATTCATTAGCTGCTAGGTATCATACAGATGCTGTATTTACTGAGATAGCTGATATGTTTCATAAAAGTAATAGTATACTAGCTATTGAAAAGGGTACAGCTCCTATATCAGATACTAAGCGTAATGTTCATGTAACTGCTATTGCTCCTACTGCGAGTATCAGTATTTTATGTGACTTAGCTTCTCCTGGTATAGACCCTAGGTTTAAGAATGTGTATGTAGAGAAGACTGATATTGGTTCTCATACTATTAAGAATAAATACTTAGACAATTTTATACTTGATTATGCTTGGAAACATTACAGAACAGATTATGATGATGCACATCTTAAATGGTATGAAGAACAATGGGGTATTATCAAGAAGTCAGGAGGCTCTGTTAAAGAGTTAGATTGGATGGATGATGATGATAAAGAAGTATTCTTAACAGCACATGAAATTAATCAGTTTGCTATTATTGAAGCTGTTAGTATTATGACACCAGATATAGACCAGGGCATAAGCTGTAATATATTTTTACCACCAGATGTCAATGCTCAAACACTATATGATTTACATATCACAGCTTGGAAGAAAGGGTTGAAGTCGTTATACTATGTTAGAAGTGGTGCATTAAGTAGAGCTAATATTGGTGGAACTGAGAGAGCAGACTTAAGTATGGAGAAAGATACTTGCCTAGGATGTACCTGAGACTCATTTTAAGGTACCTAGAAGGCACGATAATCCTTAACAGGATGAAATACCTTAGGAAGACTTTAAAAGCTTTCTAGGGCAAATATAGAGCAGTTTACTTTTTAGTTAGAGAGTTACTGGAACTGAAAAATATGATAAAAATTTGAGAGGAGAGTTAAGATGAGCTTATTAAAAGCACCTAGAGTGTTTAAACCTATGATATACCCAGAAGCATTTGAGTATTGGAATACACATGACAAGCTTGTATGGCATTGGGATGAAGTACCTTTAGGAGGAGATGTGGCAGATTTTATGAAAGATACAGAGGAGAACAAAGAGTTCATTACATCTGTTATGCGTTTGTTTACTCAGAATGATATTGAAGTAGCGCATGGTTATGATGTACTACTAAGGATATTTAAACCTACTGAAGTTACTATGATGTTAAGAGGGAACGCAGATAGAGAGAATACACACATAGCAGTATACTCTTTGTTTACTGAGACTTTAGGATTTGAGGATAGTTTCTATACTGAGTTCTTAGAAGATGATACTATGTCTGATAAAATAGACTATGTAGAGAAGGCACAAGTACAAAAGTATGAAGAGTATGAGAAAGACTATGAAGATATGTTCTATAAAAATAAAGGAGATGTAGATATTTCATTAGATGAGTACATCTCTTACAGATACAGACAAGATATTATGTTTATGTTAGCTGTGTATGCCTCACTAACTGAAGGTGTTAGTTTGTTTGCACAGTTCGCTATGTTGTTAGCATATCAGTTTGACAACAAATATAAAGGACTATGTACTATAGTCGAGTGGTCTATTAAGGATGAGGAGAGTCATGTACAATCTAACTCTTGGTTGTTCAGAACATTCGTAGGTGAGAATATGGATGTATTTGATGACAACATTAAGAGAAGAATATATCAAGCTGCTAGAGATATAGTAGATAAAGAGTGTAAACTTATTGATGAACTTAATCCTCCACACCTAGATAATGAGGTATTAAAAGAGTATGTAAAGTACATTACAGATGAGAGATTAAAGCTTATTGGTTTTAAGCCTAATTGGGGAATTGAGAAGAACCCTTTACCATTTATGGAAGAGGTAACTCAAGAGGTTTTAACCAATATGTTTTCAGGAAGAGTAACAGAGTACGCTAAAGCCTCTATTTCAGGGAGTTGGGAGGATGTTAGAGCTAATAAAATGTCGGAAGTCTACACCTAAGCTTAGAAGAACAGGAGTCATTCCTACCTAGTAGTTAGATAGAGTAATGTCGGAAGTCTACACCTAAGGAACAGTAGAGGGGATGATATATCTCCTTAGTAATTAGAGTACTAAGTACAGTTAATACAGTTAGTGTATTACTAGTTACTACTATAGGGCGAAATGTAATGAGCCCTATACTAAAACAATACTGTTATTATTTTAGCTAAAGTAATAAGGAGAGAGAATATGAGTGTAGTACAAGATATCGCAATAGGTATTAAAGAAGTTACAGAGTGGGATGAGGCAGAGGTATGCTTATATGACTCTAAAGGAGAGATGTTAGAGTATATGTTAGATAGTGTATGTTCTTTATTAGGAGATATAGCACATGCTACAGATGGTAAAGCTGATATTGAGTTTATACTCGGTATTGTAGGGGCTTATACTATCTCTAGGTATAATGGAGTATTAGAAAAGGATACTAGACCGCCTAAAGAACTATTTGATGAAATACTATTTCCTGCTATTGAGAGTATGGAAGTAAAAGTAGAGGAGATTGAGTATGGAGATGGAGACATTACTCCTGATGCTGAAGGAGAGGTTTAAAAATGAACTACCTAAGGATGTATTACCTGAAGTAGAGTTAGCTAGGCTAGTAGGACAACAAGATGTAATAGACTTTATTACTGATGTACTACACTTAGATATAAAGGAGGAAGACTTAAATGACAAGTGATTTAACTAGATGTAACGAACTAGGAGCTTTGGTGTAATGGGCGGTAGTTTAGACTCCGCATTAGGAGCAGTAGTCGGAGGTACTATAGGGTTTCTAGTTGGAGGACCTACTGGGGCAATAGCAGGTGCTTCTATAGGGTATGGAGCTACAGGAGGTTTATCAGCTCCTTCAGGAGGAACTCAAGTAGTAACACCAGAGCCACCACCAGATGTAATGACTAAAAATTCAGTAGGTAATGCGTTAGACCCTGGGGCTGATGCATATAATCCAGAAGATGAAGATAGTAAGCGTAAAGCTATTAACAAGAAGAAGTTAGGTGCTAAAGCACTTCAGATACCTTTAGAGACTAATACTTCTACAACTACTACTACAACAGCTGCTACTACAGGAGTACAACTATGATTGATAGTCCTGCTAAATCATTCTACGACAGAAAAGTACCTTATAGGGAAACACTAGAGAGTGAATGGGAAGATGCAGCAGAACTTACCCTACCTTACTTATTTAAACACGACGATACTGAAGACTTCTTACCTACACCTTATAACTCAACAGGTGCAGCAGCAGTAAACAACTTAGCTAGTAAACTTCTACTAGCCCTTATTCCTCCAACTGGTACATTCTTTAGGCTACTACCTGATGTAGAACTCACTAACCAACTATCTAAAGAGGATATGGATAAGTTAGATGTAGAGCTATCCAAAGTAGAACAAGATGTAGTAGAGATTATCAATCAAAGAGCAGTTAGAGTACCTGTGTATGAAGCACTTAAGTTACTTATTGTAACAGGTAATGCTATGCTATACAAAATACCTAATGGTTCTTTTAAAGTATTCTCCGCTAAACAGTATGTAGTTGAGCGAGACTTTGTTGGGAATGTTGTTACTGCGTGTATTAAGGAAAGAATTAGTCAGAGTGTATTACCTGATGATGTTATCAAACTACTAGAAGATGCAGAACCTTCTTCTACTACAGATGAATGTCAGAAGTGTATGTCTGAGACAGAGTATGATGTATATACTTTAATCAGAAGAGTTAGTAAAGGTAAGTATGAAGTAGTACAAGAAATTAATAGTATTGAGATACCTGGTTCTAGGAAGTCTTATAAAGAAGAAGAGCTACCTTACTTTATTCTTAGATGGACAGCAGCTTCTAATGAAGACTATGGTAGAGGGTTAGTACAACAGTACATTGGAGACTTTAGAAGTCTTGAAGGACTTACTCAAACTATTGTAGATGGTAGTGCTGTAATGGCTAAGATATTGTTTGGTGTTAGACCTGGTTCTACTCTTAAAGTAGAGGATTTAAACAATGCTCCTATTGGAGGTTTTGTACTAGGAGACTTAGAGAGAGAACTTACTTCTTTACAAGTGAACAAGAATGCAGACTTTAATACTGCTTATACTTTACTTGGTGCATTAGAACAGCGTATAGGGAGAGCCTTTATGATGTTGTCTGGACAGATTAGAGACTCTGAAAGAACAACAGCAGCAGAGGTAAGAGCAGTAGCATCTGAACTAGAGACTACATTAGGCGGTACTTATACTGTACTAGCAGCGGATTTCCAACAACCTTTAGTATATCAAATACTTAAAGAACTTAATCCTGATGTATTAAAAGTTACTGTACCTAGTATTACAACTGGTATTAGTGCTATTAGCAGAGAAAGAGACTTTCAAAATCTTAATACTATGTTACAAGCTTTAGCCCAATTAGGACCTGAAGTAGTACAGACATATTTAGATATACCTGCTTATTTAGAGAAGATAGCTACATCATTAGGTATTGAGCCTGATGCTATAGTTAAATCTAAAGAACAGATACAACAAGAACAACAAGCAGCTTTACAACAACAACAACAGCTTCAACAACAACAAGCAGACCAACAGATGCAGTTAGAGCAGATGAGACAACAAGGAGGAAAGTAGATGGCAGAAAGTAAGACAGTTAAGAAAAGTACAAAACAAGAGTATAAACCAGGTAAGGTTAAGAATAGATGTGATTTTAAATCTTGGGATGAGTACAATAAGTACTTAGCAACACTAAAAAAGTAAAGTAAGAAGGAGAGAGAAATATGGCAGAAGAAACACCAGTAGTAGAAGAAGTAGCAGTAGAGCCTACATCAGCTATCTTAGAAGGAGAGGAAGTTAAAGCAGCTTTAGGGGAAGAGACTTCTACTGAGGAAGATGTTCAATTACCATCTGATACAGAAGAGTTTACTATTCCTGAAAAGTTTAAAGGTAAATCACCTGAAGAGATTGCTAAGGCTTATACTGAGTTAGAGAAGAAACTTGGAGAGAAAGCTAAAGAACCTGAAGAACCTAAAGTAGAGGATAAGAAAGAGGATGATAAAGAGCCTGTACCTATTGCACAAGATGAAATGAAATCTTATGTTGAAGAGGTACTACAGAATGGTGACTTATCTCCTGATACTCTGAATGCTCTTAAGGAGAAAGGGTACTCTGAAGAAGAGATTAAAGCTAAGGTAACTGAGGTAAAAGAATACGCAGAGTTTCAGAAGTATAAACAAGAGAAGGTGCTACAAGAGGTGCTAGAGCCTTTAGGAGGTGGTATTGAGAAATTTCAAGAGGTAGCTACTTGGGCTAAGGAAACTATGAGTGAGGCTGATGTAATAGCATTTAATGCTGCATTATCTCAAGCTACTCCTACAGTTCAAAGAGCTATGTTAAAGGGGCTATATACTGAGTATGAAACAGCTACAGATAGTACTACAGACACTATTCATAGTAATAATACTCCTACTTCTACTACTAAAGGTTATACTACTCAAGAAGAGTTCTTTAAAGATGTAAGTTCTCCTGAGTACCAAAATAATCCTAAGTTTAGAGAAGCAGTAGAGCGTAAGATGGCTAAATCTGATATTTTCTAAACTATAGTGTATCTCCCTATATGGGAGGTTCATGTGTGCCTATTATAGACCTCTCTCCCTATAGTAGGTACTTATGAGCCTGGATGCAGGATACTACGGTATCGGCTACAGATAACTCAAGTACTTGATACAGTTAAATGTTGGACTGTATAAACAATCAACAGAAAAATTATATATCATAGGAGATATTTATATGGCAGCTATGACAGCTACATTACCAAATAAGGACGCAGACAGAAGTACTGCCCTTAAACTATATACAGGCGAAGTGATTAAGTCGTTTCGTGAGAAGAATATTGGATTAGGTCTTATTAAGTCACGAGAGATTAGTGGAGGTAAAACTGCACAATTCATCGTAACAGGAAAAGCAGATGAGTCTGATATCCAAACACACTCAAGAGGTGAAGAGGTTGTATCCAACATTCTTGATAATGATGAAGTAACAATCACAGTAACTTCTCGTTATGTTCACTCACATTTCCTAGACTCATTAGATGAGAAACTGGCACAGTATGAAGTGCGTGGTGAGTTAGCTTATCAATCAGGGGAAGTACTAGCTACTAAGATTGATAAAGACATCTTTAAACTTGTAGGTAATGATGTAGCAGCTATGACTCCTCTACCAGGACAAGAAGCAGCTACTACTATTGTTGCTACAGGTTACGCAGCAGCTACTACAGCTCAAGACAAAGGAGACATCATTGTTGAGGCTTTATTTACTGGTAAGTCAGAACTCAATAAGAAAAATGTAACTGGTGAACCATCTGTTATCGTAGACCCAGCAGACTATTACAACATCGTACAGTCTACTAGAGGTGTAAATGCAGACTATACTACTAACAATGGTGGTATTGATACAGGTAAAGTGCGTCAGATTGCAGGTTTCTCTATTGGTTGGACTAACCACCTAGATAAAGAGACTAATACTAAGCTTATTGCACTTATGTTTACTAAAGATGTAGCAGGTGTTGTTAAAGCTATGGATATTCAATCTGAAGCTAACTACGATTTCCGTAGACTTGGTTGGCAGTTAACTTCATTCTATGCTTTAGGTATGGGTGCGTTAAATCCTACTGGTCTATGTGTAATTAACTCAGACTAGAGTTTTTAGAGTAGTCTTCGGACTACTCACTAAAACTTTTAAAACAATAAGGAGACCATTTATTTATGGCTACAATTTTTACAGATGGTACTATATATATTAGAACTAAGGTTAATATGATTAATCAATGCTTGTTAGCTATAGGAGAGACTCCTTTACCTGAAGAGACAGTTATTGATGATTTAGTATTAGGAACAGACGCAGATGTTGCTAGAAGACTTGTTGAGACAACTATGGTAGAGGTACAATCACGAGGTTGGTACTTTAATACGGATTATGATTTCCCATTACTCCCTGATGTTAATAACTTTATCTCTTTACCTCCGAGTGTTTTAAGAATAGACACAGGTAATAGTCCTGATAGAAATAGGTACATAGAGATTAATAGTAGAGTATATGACTTACTTAATAAGACTTATGTGATACCTAATCCTATTATAGCGGATGTAATATGGTTGAAAGATTATGAAGAGTTGCCTCCTGAGGCTTATGAGTATATTTCATTAAGAGCAGCTAGGAAATTCCAACAAAGAGTAATTGGTTCGAGTGAAATTTCAAGATTTACAGAGTTGGATGAGGCAGATGCTTTAATAAATTTACAGAGAAGACAGCTACAAATTAATGATTATACTATGAGGAACGAGAAAGTTAGTACAAGAACTCACAATGGTTACTTGAGACAAGGACTATATCAGACAGTAAGTAGGAGACCGTTCTAATGCCTGGACAGTTAGTAAATAATACATTAAGTAACTTGTCTGGTGGCGTAACACAGCAGTATCAAGAAGGAAGATTTGACTCTCAAGTATCTGAGATGGTTAACTGTATCCCTTCTATTACTAGAGGAGTTATGAGAAGAAATCCTTTAATTAAGGTTAAAGACTTAGGAACTGTAAATTTTAAAGATAGTTTCATATACACATACGATAGAGGTACTGGAACAGAGCAGTATATGCTAGTAATACCTGGTGATGGTAATCTTTACACTTATAATGTAAATACAGGAGACTTACTTTACTCTTACTACGATTTAGATGAGTATCTAAAAGTTCCTTGGGATGTTAAAGCTAAATATGCTTTTGAAGCACTAACAATAGGAGACCATACATTCATTGTGAATAAACATATAGAAGTAGAGTTTGACTATGTATGGGAAGATGTTTATGATGATGAAGGTAATGTTATAGGTGTTGATAAGGTGTATGTTACTCAACCAACTAGAGGTTATGAGGATATGGCATTTTACTGGATAAAGAAGACTGCTTCTGTAGTTGAACAACAGTTACAAGACACTACTACATCTGAGGATGGTACAGAGTCAACAACAGTAGTAGGTAGTTTAACTAAAGGATATGAATATAAACTTAATGATAGTGTAGTACAAGGTATGGCAGATACCAGACCTGGTTACGAGGAAGTACATGAAGATACAACTAAACTTATAGCCTTCTACTTTTATTGGGATAGTGGCAATAGTGGGTGCGTACACGCAGTAGATAGCGTAGCGTATACTGATAACTATACAGGAGATAGATGGGATTGGAGCGATACATTTGGCGATGAAGCTTCATTAGGTGTATGGAAAACTATAGATGATGCTACTAAGTTACCATCTCGCCTACCAGAACGCTTAGATGGTTTTATAGTGCGAGTATCTGGGGGGACTTCTGGTGAATATGATGATTATTTTCTTAAGTACAGCTATGAAGATAGAACTTGGAGAGAAGTTCCTGCACCAGGTAGTAAGATTAAGCTACGAGGAGCTTCTATGCCTCATGTACTATACAGGATGGCTGATGGTACATTTAGATTTGATGAGTATAAGATTGTTTCAGAGAATGGGTTCAGCTTAACAGAAGATAGTGGATGGGCTGAAAGAAACACAGGTGGTGAAGACCCATTAGACGACCCTTCTTTTGTTGGAAGTACTATTACATCTATATTATTCTATAGAAATAGACTTGGTTTCTTGACAAGTGATAGTATTATCCTATCTTCTACAGGAGATTATGGTAACTTCTTCCCTCAAACACTTCAAGATGTATTAGATGATGATGTTATTGATTTAACTATTGCATCTACAGAAGTAACAGTTATCCGTAATGCTGTTCCTATTGCATCACAGTTAATCATATTTGCAGATGACTCACAGTTTATATTGGACTCATCAGACTCTATATTGACCCCTAATACTGCGAGTATTTTACCTTTAAGTAATTACACTTATGCAGGTGAGAAAGCCAAAGCTAAAGCTATTGGTAATAAGGTATATTTTACTAATCAAGCAGGAGGGTTTAGCCAGGTCTATACATATCAACTATCTTCACAGTTATTGGCTTCAACTTATGCTACTCCTACTACATTACATATACCTTCATACATTGATAAAGATGTGTCTAAGATTGTAGGGCACGATGTATTAGGATTTGTATTTTTTGAACTAGACTCTATAAGAGATGAGCTTATTGTTCTTACTACTACTGACTCTGGTGATAATACTTTACAGAATGCTTATCATAAGTGGAAGTTTAGTGAGCCGTATGCAGCTACATTTGTGATTAATAATGATTACTATATATTGTTTGAGTCTGGCATACTAACTAAGATGACATTAGAGATACCTGCTATAATTGATACTGTAGAATATATAGATAGTATATCAGAACTAAGTACATATAACTCTTTTATAGAGTTTTCAGAGTTTTTTTATAGAGATGCTAATGGTAAAGGAACCTCAAGAGGTAGATATCAGTTAAGAACTATGCAGTATACTATTACTGATAATAGTTATTTTATGACTA